TAAAGTAGTTGTATTGGCTTGATAACCGCCCGCACCGCCACCGCCAGTGGAGCCACCAGAAGCACCACCAGCGACAATAAGATAACTAGCAGTAACACCAGCAACGACTGGGCCAAGCGTATTTGATGTAGCAGGAGTAGAGTTTCCAGCGGCATTTACTGCCGTTACATTACAAGTAATATTAGCGCCCGTCTGGGTTGACGTTAGTGTAAAGACATTAGCCGTAGCGTTTGATATAGCGGTTGAATTAGCTAACCATTGGTATGCGTAGGACGTTGGGGTATTTGTCCATGTACCCGTAGTAGAAGTTAAGTTAGACCCTACAAAGACATTAGAGCCAGAAATTACAGGGGCGACCGAATTAACAGGGGCAAAAGTAACAGTAAATACACCCCATGCGTTATTAATATAAGACTCAAAATTAGATATAGAAGTGTTATATCTGAGCATCCCATTGGCTGCTGTCGGTCTTTGTGCTGTAGTACCCAGTGGAACAACAATAGCGCCCGTTGAAGCGCAGTTAATATTCTGGCTAGTATCTATGGTTATTGCAGTCGTGTTTGCTGTCTGAAGTTCTAAAATTCCAGAAGTATCAACAGTTTCAACTAAACCTGCTGTAGAGGCGTTAAGTTTAGTAGTCAAAATACCGCCCAAGAATTGTTTGCATAGCCTTCTAGCTTTGCGTTTGTTGTGTTATATCTAACCATACCGTTTACTGCTGGGCTGGGTCTTTGTGCAGTTGTACCTGCTGGGATTTTTATAGCGCCCGTTGAAGTACAGTTAGCATTTTGATTCTGATCTATAAGTAAGGCAGTTGAGCCATTAGTTTGTAAAGATAGATTTGCCGTACCGTTCGCTGTTTTAATTAGCGCAGTCCATTGTGTGGCGTTGCCAGCTTGGGCATTTATTGTGCTTGGCATGGTTTACGCCGTATAGCTACCAGAACTAGTGAATTTCATAATTGTGTTGCTTCCGCTAGTTGTTACTGTTGGGGATCCTGTAGTAGTTCCTGAATAGTTTGCGGTTGGAACTGAAATAATTACAACGCCTGAACCTCCGTTTGCACCTGTGTTATATGGACTTCCAGAAGCACCGCCACCTCCGCCACCAGTATTAGCTGTTCCTGCTACAGCGTAACTTGTTCCGTCTAATGCTCCAGCGCCACCACCGCCATTACCACCAGAAGATGTGCCATATCCTGTATTATTTCCGCCACCGCCACCTCCTGCATAATAAACTGATGAACCTGTAATAGATGAAGCTAAACCAACACCACCGTTACCAATTACACCAGCAGCGCCAGATGTTCCTACTGCACCAGCACCACCTCCACCACCACCTGGATACGGACCACCAACACCGTATCCGTTACCGCCCGCATAACCTTGTCCTGAAGTTCCCGAACCTCCTGTACCGCCCGCATAAGATGCGCCTCCACCAGAACCTCCAGATGCTCCGCTATTTCCAGCATTTCCGCATCCTCCACCGCCACCACCTATAGCAGTTAACGAATTAAATACTGAATTACTTCCAGAAGCCCCTACTCCACCAGCACTACTTCCAGTTGCTCCCGCTCCTACGGTAATTGTATAAGTTGTTCCAGCAATTAAAGTTGTAGTGCTAGTTAATAATCCACCAGCACCTCCGCCACCTGAGTTGTTATAACCGCCACCTGCACCACCACCAGCAACAATTAAATATGAAGCCGTATATTGACCTTGATTAACTGGAATAACCCAAGCAGTACCGTTATAAGTTTCTAATGCGCCTAATGATGTATTCCAGCCAGTTTGACCAGTTGCGGGTGAGCTAGGTCTACCTGCTGTAGTCCAAGTCGGAAAGGTGACTCCTGCTGTTCCTGCAATAATGGCGGTCATATTAAGCCTCTACTACTTCAACCCAAGCCGTTGTTGGCTCATTCCATTGATACTGTCCGTCTGGCTTTGGTGTTGGTGCTTCCCATGACCATGTAGTATCGTTTAGTTTCCAGCTTGAGAAAGGTTTTGGTGCAATGAAAACGTCATTGATATAGTCGTAAGAATAACCAATACCAGCGTAATTTCCTCTTAGAGCAACGCCACCGTCTTCTTGACCGTCTTGACCATAGTGCTTATTACCTCTTGTATTGTAAGAAGTTTGCAGCCACTGACCTGGACTAGAATCCACGAAGTTGTTAAAAAAATCGGCTTCAGCCACAATAACTTGTGTAACTTTACCGTCTACTACTTTTGCATAATGGCTCATTAGAATCTCCTTTGTTAAGCCGTGTAAGAACCACTTGATGTAAATTTTATAATGGTATTGCTACCTGAAGTTGTAATGGTAGGTGAACCTGTTGTAGTTCCTGAATAGTTAGTTGTTGGAACTGATAAGATTACAACACCACTTCCGCCAGCGCCAGCAGCCGTAGTTCCTGTGCCATTTTGCCCTCCACCTCCACCACCTCCAAGATTTGTTGTTCCAGAAGTTCCGCCATAAGTGCTATAAAGTGAGCCATTACCGCCACCTCCCGAACCACCAGTTCCAGCAGTACCATATCCAGAACCGCCACCACCGCCAGCATAGGTTATGGATGAACCTGTAATAGATGAAGCGTTTCCTGCTCCACCATTACCTCCAACAGAACCAGGATTTCCTCCAGAAGCGTTACCGCCTACAGCAGAAGCACCACCACCGCCAGCAGCTCCAGCAACAGAGCCTGAACCGCCATTATTACCTTGACCAGCAGTTCCAGAACCAAAAGTTGTAGCTCCAGCACTACTTGGAGCACCACCTCCAGAACCTCCACTTAAACCGCTAGCAGGACTTGTACTGCCACCACCACCTCCGCCACCACCTACCGCAATAGTTAGTCCAGTGATAGATGAATTTGAACCAGAAGAACCCGTAGCTCCAGCAGAAGCTGCCGCCGCACCGCCGCCGCCGACTGTAACTGAGTAATTAGTTCCAGTAGTTAAAGTAGTTGTGCTTGTTAAAAAACCACCTGCACCTCCGCCTCCGCCTGTGCCACTATAATAATCTTCTCTACCACCGCCTCCGCCACCCGCCACAACAAGATAAGAAGCTGAATATCCTTGAGAAGTTAATGTTACCCAAGCAACCCCAGAATAAACTTCAGTTGCATTATTGCTTGTGTTATATCTAAATGTGCCTGCTGCTGGACTGGCTGGTCGTTGAGCATCTGTCCCCCTTGGAACAATTAATCCGCCTGTAGTGGCGTTCATATTAATGGTGCCGTTTGAAGCGGTAGAAGTAATAATTACATTGCTAGATGAGGTAATGTTTGAAAGAGAAACAGAACCAGCAAAAGTAGCCGTCTGGGCATTATCTAAAGTAAGCGCAGTTGTATTTGCTCCGCTAGTCGTGAAGATAAGATTACCAGTTGTATCGCCAGAGATTTTAATAGAAGTAGTAACAGTGTTACCAGAAGCAATATAGCTCATATCACCGTCCAACTTTGTCCGCTAGCAATCGTAACTGATACGTTGTTTGCCGTTGTTATTGGGCCTACAGAGAAGCCATTTGTGCCTGTAGCAATCGTATAGTTTGCCGTTGCCGTAGTCTGATTTACTAGAATTGCCTGTCCTGCTCCACCCAAAGCGGAGGTCTCTGCGGGCATTGTAATAAATACATCATGTATAGCGTTAGTAAAATTAACTACTGCGTTTGCATTGCTTGAAGAAATAATGGTCGTGCGGGCGAGAGAAACGTTACCCGTATAGTAAGTCCCGATTCCAACTTCCCAGTTTGTTCCAATTTGGTCTGCAATCGTGTAATAAGTCGTGTTTGCATTTCCCAAGACGGCAAAAGATTGGTAGCCTGTAGCAGCTCCCAAAAGGACAATAGTCCCCGTACCAGCAGTAGTGCTGGTTTCCTTCACCCGATCGTATAACCCAAGAGCCATTTAAAGCTCCTATGCTATACGGATAATTGCGTTCGTAGAATCAGCGGTTGGGAAGATAATCGAAAATGTGCCGTTAGTAGCAGTTTTATCGCCACCAAAAGCCAAGACCGCAACAGCAGTATTCGCAGTAGAGTTATAAATCAACGCACCGTTAGCTGTGATATTCGCATTAGTCCAAGAGCTATTCGCAAACGACATAAACGCTACGTTACCAGTAGAGGTAGGGCTTGTACTAATCGTTAGTGTATTACCACCAGCGGTGTAGTTTGAGCTAGAGCTAGTCTGCTCATTTAAAGTCGTATACGCAGTTGTTGCGTTTGATAGGGTTGCTGAACTAGTATACAAAGCAATCTTATATACGGGTGTTGCACCTGATGTTAAATTTTGTTGACCGGCAAGGATTTGTACCTTGAACGAATCACACATTGCTTGTGTAATAGCCATACTATGCTCCTAAAAAAGTTGATTTTACTACGGTTTTCATGGGTTGACCTTGATTTTAGCTTGTCCATCTCTATAGGCATCGCCTCTTTCAAGCCCTGTACCCAAGCGGTTCAGTTGCTGCATTGCTTCTTGGTACTTGGTGTTGTACATTGCTAGCAAATCTGGCTCACCCTTCATGTAAGTATAAGCCTCTACCAAACTACCATACAACAATGCGGGCGAGTAATTATCACCTAACCAAGACGTACCAGCATCCACAATTGAGGTTGGATAATAGAAGTAATGAAGTTCAACGCCGTAGTTAGCGTCTGGCTTTGGGCCAAGCATAAAGGCTAATTCATTAGGATCATTCAATCTAGAGCCAAAAAGAGCGTAGTAACGGGGTAGTCCTGTTGCTGTTGGTTCCGGATATGATTCACGAATGAAGTTCACATCTTTGTTTAAAAGGTAGGTATAAGAGCCATCAGATCCAATTACCGCCATTGAATAGGTAGATAAGTAGTCGTTAGGACATCCTAGATAGACCGTGGTAGAAGAACAATTACCCGTAACGTTTTTCCGCAAAGAAGGTATCTGCACCGTATTATAGATGCGAGCTTCTGCCTGCTGAATGAAGGTATTAATCTGCGTTGTATAGCTGACTGTACTTCCATTGGCAAGATACGTAGCCGGAAATTGGTTCTCCGTATACGATTGGATCTGCGAAAAAAGATCGTTATAGTTCATTAGCCCATTGGTCCTCTGGACATTACGCCTTTAGTAGCCGCACCAGTACCACGGATCTTAATGCCAGAAGTTTTTACTTCATCGTTCTGTGCCTTAAATACTCCGCCTACAGACATTTTAATTTCGTCTACGCCGTTGCCAGCCTTAACTACGGCAGCCTTTTCGCTTACTGGTCCACCACTCATGGTGTGTGGTTTAGCATATACAGCAGCCGCACCAACTTCTTTGCCCATTTTTTTTTCGCTAAATTTAGCCATTATCGACCTCTTTGATTTGCGGCACGAGCCATATTACGACCCATAGCTTTCATGTTTTTGTTTAAGCTACTTTTGCTGGCTTTTGGGCCGCTCAAAATAACATTCTTACCATCGTTTGGAAATACCTGAGCATCAGTTTTACCTGTCTTAGTTACTCCGTCTGCTGCTTTTTTATATCCCATGTCCTACTCCTAAGTTATGCTAATTGTTACACTACCTACCTGCCCATAGCCTTTTAAATCGTCTGGCGTTAGGGGATTATCAAATAATTTTGATCCACCAACTGGATTCCAATTCCACTGAAACACCCTACTACCCATATCTGGTTCACCAAACCCATAAACCCCGGTGCCACCGTTAATATTAATCTGCAACCCGTTAGTACCTGACTGCTGATAACTTACATCTGGTCTTGGATCCCGTACTGCTTGTGGATCATCGACCGGGTACATACCTAATTGCAACTGCGGCTGGTCTGGGTCCCAACAGCTTGGACATACCTTGATATTATATAGTTTAGTTTTGAGTACTTGCTTTTTTAATTCCTTTAGCTTGAACTGTTGTCCACAACGATCACAGATTGAAATTGCCCATTTCCCGCTTGCGTATTTAGAGGGCATTTAGATCACCTATACATTCTGGGTATCGCCTCGCATATTCTGTTGTCCAGCTAGTTCCATAGTTACGTTTCATGTTTGATATTCTACCTGCTTTGCGCCGATTTTCTACTTGTTCTGGGGTACATTTATGCCCTTTGTTGAAAGCTTTTCCTTTTCTTGCGGCAACTGCATTTGCCCTATATTCTGGTGTAGCCCACAGTTTTTTAGTTCTTTCTGAGCGTTTTATTTTTTCTCCATCAGTCATTGATTCTTGAATGGCTTTGGTTACTTTTGCTCTATATTCCTGCTCAGACCACAGCCTAACGGATGCTTTTCCTACTTTAATTTTATGCTCATTGGAAATTGTAGAGCCAAGCGGAATTCCTGCATAGGCGCTTTTTGACTGGTTATATTTAGGATTTAATTTTTTCATAGCTAGCTGTTCATAATCGCGCATTTTTTCAGGAGAACAAACTAATAAAACCTTAAATTCAAACGCACTTTTTCCATATTTAGTCCAAGCATTTTGTAAATAACTATTTTGATGACTTTGGTTATTTAGTGCTGACATATGCTGTTTATATCTTTTATTAATTTTTTTAGATGAGCCAATATACTCATTACCAGACTCAATATGTCTAATAACGTAAACGCCAGAGTTTTCTAGTCCAGTAAACATATCAATAAAACATCTGTCTTGGTACAAATCTAATCGCAGCCTTTTCACGGTCTTCATCAGCCGCTAATTGAAACTGCTGCTCATAATCCGCCTTTAATGCCATTACTCTATTTGGGTCTACTTCTGGCTTTTTCATAGCAATATAGTATGCTAATCCTGCAACCATGCAAGGTAAAAAACGAAAAGGAATGTCTTGTTCTGTAACACCATTACCGGCATCTTGAAGTCGTCTTAATCTCCAGTACACAAACATATACTGACTTCCCGGTGAATTCGGTGTAGGCCAGACATTAATGCTAGGTAGGTTAGACGTATAAACTGTTGTAGTTACTAAATGACTAGTTGCTGTAGTACCGTTTTGGCCCCTAGCGCAGTTAATTAGTTGGTTTCCGCTAACGTTGGCGTAGTAAATTGTTTCTGTGTTTAAATTAATAAACCCATTAGAAGCTACTTGTGTTGCATCACTTACATCAATAGTAGTTGCTGAGGAGGTTATATTAGCCGTTAAAACAGCCGTGGTAGGGTTTGTTTGGCCTGTCTGACGGTTGATCCACACTTGTATCGGACGGCCCTGTGTAAGCTTATTTGGCAGTGTTGAATAGGTAGACTCAGAAATACGGGTAATGTTAATGTCAATCTGATTAGATGTGCCGTTGTTTGTACGGATTACTTGGTCTAATAGGTCAATGGTATCAACAGGAAACGGATAAGCGGCTTGCCCAGTAACCATAGGGATTTGGCCTTGCTCAATAGTCCAGAGATTAATGCCCCGGTTTGCCCATTCAATTGTTAATAAATTTAAAGACCTACGGGCGGTACGCATGTCATAACCCGTGCGCAGCTCTAAGCCAGCCCGCTCAAATGCCTCTTCAACTAAGTCGTTGAGGTCTAGGTTAAATGCATTAGTACCTGTTGTTGTCATAGTGCTGAGGCTGCTTTCATTGCGTTAAGTTCCGCAGTTAGTCTTGCTATTTCTTCATCTCTCTCGTCTAATTTTCTCATTAGCCCGGAGTTCATATCTGCCCAAAGTACCATATCCTTCATGCGCTCTTTGTGGTCATCAAACATAACTTTAAATAACTTATCAGAAGCTTCCATCTGACGGTCAATAAAATCTTCAGGTTTCATTTTAAGCCTTTTAATGTCTCCGCTAATCTAGCACGTTTGCCTAATTTACCGGGTTTCTTTGCCGCAGCAGCCAGTTTGCTTTCCGGAATTGGTTTACCAGCTTTAGCGCCAAGCGCCTTACGCAGTGATCCGGGTTTCTTAATTGCGTCTTGAATCCAGTTTTTAGTAGCCATTATTTTTTCGCTGTTTTTAAAGAGTTAATAAAGTCTTGCTTAGATGGCGCACCTTTAGTTCCGGGTTTTCTCATCTTCTCACCAGAACCAGCGGCAATCCGTTTTCTCTTGGCGTTAATATTATCGTAAAGTCCGCCAGAAGCCATTTTTTTAGGTTTAATGCCTTTTTCTTTCATTGATATAGCAGTGGCAGCTTGTTGGGCCAATCCACCTTCTTTAAATTGAGTAAAGTCAGTATTATCCCTACGCGGCTTCTTTACGCCACTAGGCATTTTAGATGGGGCAATATCGCCCATACCGCGGCTAGGTCTCATACCATTTTTCCTTTGGTTTTACCCTTAACGCAACATCCGTCTGCACGAGCAGAGGCTGTACCGCCTTTTTTCATGCCAGTTACATTGCCCATAGTATCAACGGCAGGAATGTTTTGTTCGGTTGTGCCAAACATTTCATAATCGCGCTGCTTTTCCTGACGGATTCCACGCTCTTTATTGGCTTTGTAATAAGCCTCGCGCTTCTCTTTTTCTTTGCCGGTTTCTGTATATGGCATGATTAACAGGCTCCGCCCATTTTCATTTTAATCATAGTACCTTTGGTTTTGCCTTTAGTAGCACAACCATCAGCGCGAGCAGATGCAGATCCGCCTTTGGCTAATTTTAAAGTTGTACCTTTACCGCCTTTATGCTCTTGCATATCGTGCTGTTTAAAAGCTTTTTTAATCATAGCCGTGTCTTGGGCTTTGTCCATTTTTGTATCTTCTTTCATGTCACTTTTCATAATTCCACCACCTTTAAATGTTTTGCCTTTATCGGCTTTGTTGAAATCCATTCCCACTGATTGCGGAATACCAACTTTCTTTGCAAATGCTGGGTTATGCGCAACTGCCGCCATAAGATTATGCTGTTTTTTAGATACGCTAGGCATTATACAAACCGCCCTTTAGTTTTACCCTTAATAGCACAACCATCGCCCCGCTTGGAGGCTGAAGATACAGTACCACCTTTAGCTTTTTTCTTAACAGCGCCACCTTTTTTCATGCCAGCCATACCAGCACTCATAGGTCTACTAACATCTTGACCACGAAGCATAGGACCCATTTCTAAACCACCGGCAGTTTGTTCATCTTGACCATAATCTTTAGTTGCACGACCAAGTCTAGGAGGAAGACTAGGAGGAAGAACAGCCATTTGAGGGGGCATAGCTCCACCAAGTCCGCCAGCCATAGGTCTTCCACCACGTAAACCAATAGCAGCAGGGATAGCGGCAGCAACAGGAACGTCAGCTACAGGAGCGTCATCTACATATGTACCTGAATCGCCGTTCATAACATAACGTCCGCCAGCAGCAAATTTTTTCATCTTTTTCATTTTTGTCCCCAATATCCAGCAATAAACCCAGCCACACCAGTTAAAAAACTAATAAAACCACCAATAGCCATTAATGTTTTCCATCCACCCTTAGCTTCAGATAGGGTTTTTTCAATGTTTTGGAGCGTGGTTTTAATTTCAGCCATCTCCTTTATCATCTTATCCATATCTTCCTGCAAGTGTTCAATGTTACTAGCGTGGGTGGCTAATTCTCTTGCTGTTTCAATTGCGTCAATACTCATTTTAACATTTCCATCGAGCTAGACTAGCCGCTTTACGAGTAGGTCTACCCTTCTCGTCTTTCATTGGACCGGGCATACCAGACATACGTGCGCAGAATGATTTCTTCCTAGCACCACCTTCGGGCTGTGGAGCCTTTAGGTTAGATCCAGTAGCGGCGTTATACTTTGCACGGCCTTTGGCAGTTAGCCCAGCCCCCTTAGATACAGGAAGCTTTTCACCACGACCTATTGCTAGAGAGGGGCCTTTTTTCTTAGCCATAAAACACCGTAATAGCTGCGTTAGCTGGTAATGTTATATAAACGCCATTATCAAAACGAATACCTTCACCCGGTATTAATGTAGAAATAATAGCAGTATTAACAGTAGTATCAAGCTGTAAACGTTGTGTGCCAGTAGTAGTATTAGCGGCAGTATCGTAAAAATTAATTTGCCCCGCAGTGCCGCCGGGAGCTACTTGATAGCCTTTTACTCGTACTGTACCTGTAATAGCTTGTGCATTTGCATTTAAATGCGCCATTTTTACGTCATATTGCATCGTCATAATTAATCTCCTAAAGATTTAAGTGGGGGACAAATCCCCCTAGATTAATTAAACGTTTTGCTGACCATTGTCCGCAACGTAGTAACGAATAGATCCAGTAACTGGACCACCAACAGCACCAGCAGTACCAATAGCAGAAGTAACAATAAATAAGTTGGTTGCATTAGCAACGTTACCTAAAGAAGCGCCTGCGCCTGTACTGCCTAGAGTAATTGCTTGGCGGGTTGTTACGTTACCATTTAATACAAATGCGCCGGGAACGTTAGTACCTAGAACAATTGGTTGTCCGGGGCCGCCACCACTAATTGGGGTAAACCCTATGTTACAGGTAGAATTAGCGCCTGTAGATGGGGTAGCAATATTAACAGCCAATACAACAGTGTTAGCTGGCAGAATAATTGGGGCCGTATTGGTAGCTGAAACCACTACGTTTGCGGTAGTAGAAGATGTGTTAGCGATATAAAACTGGGCAACCATGTCCATCGAACCAGCATAAGCTGTACGAGTTTGGTCACCACCTGTTGAACGCCATAAAGCTGAGGTAGTTGCTAAAGTCATGATAAATTGTCCTTGCATATAAGATCAGCTTATCAATCAATATGCTGTCTGCCGGGACAGTTTGATAAGCCGGTTTTCCCGGTTTATACGATCATACTACATTTTAAATTTTGTGCAAGTATTTACAAAAGAAAAACCCCGCCTTTTGAGCGGGGTCTTCGTAAGTCTTATATAAGACTAATTAAGCACCAGCAGATCCAAACATACCAAGAGGATCAGACCAGCCAAAGCTATAACGCTCACGTGACTTGTAGCGGACATTGCCCGTGTCGAAGTCGCCGTCCATTGACTGAGCCAAAGGCGAGCGCACAAAGTGCTTCATACCGTTTGGAACGTCCGTGGTCAAGAACCAACCATTGGTGTCGGTCAAGAAATGGTTAATGGTGTAACCTTCCGAAACAGAACCGTTGTTCTTAATTGCGTTGATATCATTGTCGTTTGTACCAACACGCAATTCAGTTTCGAGCAAGCGAGTTGCAACGAATTGGAGTGCAGGAGGAACAATCAACTTCTTAGGTTTGGAAGCAATTAACAAACCACGCTCATCCGTCCACAAGCTAATTTGAATAACGGCGGCTTCTAAAGAAGTCTCGTTTAAGTCAGCAGGGGTTGAAGGAATGTTGCTGTTAACACCGCCGTTTACCAATGGGTGTGATGCGCTGAATAAAGGAACGCCGTCGCCACCGTTATAGCCAGTAGTGAAACCGTTGTTTAATACAGCAGCAGCTTTAACCTGTTTGGTATAAGCCATAGCACGAGCTAAGGACTTGGTGTAGCGAGCTGATAAAGAATCATAGAGGTTATCTTCGATTGCTTCTTCAGTTAAGCTAAAGCCAAGGGCAATAGTTTCGTGGTTGTAGCGAGCTGTCCATGCTTCTTGAGCATTGTCATAAGCGATGGCAGAACCTTCGTTTTTAACAGGTGCAGCAGAAAAGCCAGAAAGCTTTGTTTCTTCTTCGAAAGAACGCTCTGAGGTCTCAGTTTCGTAGATCTCTTTGTGTTCTTCACCGTA